TACAAGTGATGCATCTATAAAAATTAAAGGTTCATCAACAGCGGTAACAATTGGAACTGGTGGTGGTCAAGCTTCTCCACCTCGAACACCAAACACTGTATATGGAAGTTAAATGAAAAAATTTGTAAGAGGAGACATATTTGTTGAGGGGATTGATATTATAATTAGGAGAGATTTGGATAAACATAAAGCTCTTCTAGAAAAAAATATTCTTGATATTCAGTCTATTCATGGTAGTAGAAATGGTGAAATAGGTCGTAAGAATTTTTATCAAGAACAAAAGGGTAAGAGAAAATGGAAAAATGATGCAATGGATACAGCTATTGCACAAATGAATAATAATATTGCTCGTTTCACTCATCAACTTTTGGGACTTGAAAAGTTAAAGGAAGATAATACATTTATTGTAGATACTTTAACTCAACAACTAATAGATTATAATAATGGACTGAGCCAGTTGTCTCAAATGAGAAAAGAAGAACTAGATGCCATTAAAACTTGATTACGTCAATCATTTAGTATTAATTACCTCACCTACTTTGCAAGTAAGTGGACAGACTTTGCATGATTTTATTCAAGATGAAGCTGTTACTCCTGTGGGGTTATTACATCCTGATACCGGTTTAGCTGATGTAAATGCAGATACAGAAATTATTTATCCAGATGGTAAAATTGAAGATCCAGGTAATCCAGGTGTATTTTCACAAATTATTTTAAGATTTAATGTTTTGTGGCAAGTTCAATTTTTTGGAGGTAGTGGGTTTACTCGTCTTTTTGGAGCTAAATTTGTTGGAGGTGTAGGTGGAGAAGTTATAAAAGCTTCGGGAACGGCAGGAGATGTAACAGTTATGGAATCTCAAGTAGATGGTATTGTTACTCGATCAGGATTAACAACAGAACAAAATACTAAATTGGAGGAATTGCATAAATTAAGAGGTTTATTAGCAGGTAAACCAGCTACATATAAACCAGGAGAAATTACTGTAGATGGTATTACTATTAAAGTTACAGGAGACGGTGAATTAATAACTACTTTAACTAGACAATGATAAATCCATTAGCAGCAGCTACAACAGGTCATTTAAATAATAATGGTAGTAGTTTGACTATTGCTATGGATGGGTTTTTAAGAAATATTATCATAGTTATTATAAGTGATAAGAAAAGAAAAGGTGGTGGTGGATTTTGGTTATATCCAACTATTGAAGCAGTTTATGATGATCCAAAATTAAAGCAATTGTTGAGAGAAGATGAAGAAGTTTTGTTATTAATACAAATATATTATTATGTTAAGTGAAAGAATAAAGGTTGCTGAGTGTTTTGATGATAATGAAAAAGCCTTTATTATTAAAAAAATTGAAACTACAGAACTTGAATTGGTTGAGGAGAAAAAACAAGAGATTCTTGAATTACGGAAATCGTTTTTAATACTAACGTTGGGACTATTGAAGGGAGAAATCTCTGAAAATGATCATTCAACAGCTTCCAAAGTTATTATGGATAAGTTAGGTGAAGAAGAATTAAAACAAATACATATTGAGGCAATAAATCAGTCTTATAATGAATAAAGTATTAACTCCATTATTTTATATAGATTCTTTAGAGATAGTAAAGGGTGTAACCACTCCTGCTATTAAGAAAAATGATCCTAAGAAAAAACCAATGAGGTTAAAAGGGGTAGCGGGAACTATTGATATGGATTTAGATGGTCAAATGGTTGATCCAGAAGGATTTAATCTTGATTATTTCTTAAGTTGTGGATTTGTAAACTGGCATCATGGTTTTGGTCAACCTAAAACTATTATTGGAGAACCTATTAAAGCTGAAATAAGAAAGAAACAATTTTATGTGGAAGTAGAATTGTATGATTTTCAGCCAATGGCTATTGAAGTTTATGAATTTGCAGAAGGATTAGAAAAATCAGGTGCTACTCGTACACTTGGTTGGAGTATTGAAGGTTTTCCAACAGAAAAAGAAGATGAATTAGTATCTAAGGCAATAGTTACTGGATTAGCAATTACTCCAATGCCTAAAAATTTCAATACCTATGTTAATTTGTTGAAGGGTATTGTACCATTAGAAGAGCCAATTTTTGATTGTTTAGAATCCGGAAATATTTTAGAGTGTGGTGATTTTTCAATTGATCAGAACTTTAATTTGCTAAAGAAGGGGATGAACACTGAATCCGTGAGAGCGTTAACGAGGGAATCGTTGGAAAAGAATTTAACCAATTTGGCATACTTTGAAAAGAAGCTAAATAAGGGGTTAGTAATTTTATCTAAGGCTTATGAAATGGGTTACATAAATAAAAAAGATGTAAAGAAAATTCGTAAGGCAATTAAAAACGGGAAATTAGATTTTAACATAAAACTATAGCAATGAAAATTGTAGTAAACAAAGAAAACATCGAAGCTGCTAAAAAGTTATTCGGTATTACAGATGAGAAGCAAGTTGAGATTCTCATGGAAAAGGGGTTAAATCCTGATGCTTTGCTCACTAAGAAGGCAGAGGCTTTGGCAACGATTAACAGTATTGTTGCTATAGAAGGTGGTGAAGAAGTTGTCTCTTTTGAATCATTACTTGCAAAAGAAGATCCACTTGAAAAAGGTCTTAAACCACCAGGGGTTAATGATCCATTAGAAATCAAGCCTGAAATGTTGAAAGGTTTGACTCCGGAGGTGTTGGATTCATTTGCTAAACTTCCAGAATTGGTTAAAGGAATTGAAATTCAAAATGAAGCTGTTGAAACCATGAAAGGTCAAGTTGAACATTTGACTAAAGGTATTGGTATCATGAAGAAAAAAGTACGTGCCTTGGGAGAGGATAAAAATGATCCTGTACTCTTGAAAGGTATCAATGATTCGTTGGAAACTTTAACAAAAGATGTTCAAGTTATCAAAGATACTCCAATTCCAACTGGAACAAATGTATTGGGAATGGGTGTTGATTTTATTAAAAAGGCATTCCCAGGTAATGACGAAAAAACAGATGAATTGTTGAAAGGTAAAACAGTTTTATCATTGTCGAATCCTCAACATACAGAACAAGTTAAAGAGTTTTTGAAAAAAGGTTTTGTAGCTGAAAGGGATGCAGGAAAAGGATTAGCAATGTACGGAAGAACTGCGATTGCGTTTGACGCAGGGAACAGAAATCTCCCTGAGGAAATACTTAAAGATTTCAGAGAAGAGAATATAGTTGTTATTCCTTAATTCGGAACTAAGGTTAATAACATTTTAAATAGGAACAATTAAATTTTTAGTTCGGAAACCAAATAGTTATGAACAATCCAAATATCGTAAAATTACAGGATTATGCCTTGAACTTTCAGGCAGATTCGGCTTTCGGTGGACTTAGTGATATTAGTGACTTAGCAGAGTTGCAAAAAGCGATGTTTGCGGGGAATATCACTGGTAGGGACACTGAAAACCAAGGCTCCACAGGAGCGGAAGTGTTGAAGGTAGAATCACTGGAAAATACCTTAACCGTCTTGACTGAAACAATGCAAGATGTAAAGCTTTGGAAAGCAGTCCCAAAGAAACCAGCATTCAATACAGTTGAGGAATATAATCAACTTATTAGTTATGGTCAAGAAGGGAACTCGTTTAATGACGAAGGTGAATTGCCTGACGAAAGTGATAACGAGTATGCAAGAAAAAGCGCGCTAGTTAAGTTTATGGGAACTACAAGATCTGTCAGTCACCCTGCTCAACTAGTTACTACAATGGTTTCCAGCTTAATGCAAGAGCAACAAGAAAAAGGAACATTGAAACTCATGAGGGATGCTAACAAAGCGATCATCAATGGTGATGCTAATGTTGTTCCTCAGGAATTTGATGGTCTTTATAAGTTGCAAAAAGATGCATTTACTACTCTAGCTGATTGGTATAATTCGGAATCAGTTATTGACATGAAAGGTAAGGCTTTGACAGAAGAAGCAATTCAAGATGCAGCCTTAACTATTATTGAAAATAATGGTGTTGGTGATTCAATGTGGTTCCCACCTCAAGTAATCAGCCAATTTGTTCAAAGGTTCAATACTTTTAAATTGATCCAACCTTTGACTCCTGCACAAACTCCAGGTCAAGCAGGACAGGATATCAACAAGTTTACAGGACCATTTGGTCAAGTTTCATTAGACTGGGATAAGTTTATGAAGGTTCATACTAAATCTAAAACTACGATTAGTGTAGCCACCAATACCAAAGCTCCTGTTGCTCCTGTTGTTGATCCAACAACTCCTAAAGCTGCTGTAACTGATGTAACAACTCAATTTGGTACTGCTTTTGCTGATGATTATTACTATGCTGTAACTTCTTTCAATAGACATGGAGAATCTGCTTTGTCAGTTTTAGCTACTGGTGGTGCACCTGATGCATTGCTTACTATTGCTGCTACAGAAATTGCAGAATTAAAGTGGACAGCTGGTGTAGGTTCTGCTGTTGCAGCTACTGGTTATAAAATTTATAGATCACAATTAGGTGAAGCTTCTGCAACTGCCGCAGGTGCTAAATTCTTTCCATTGTTTGAAGTATCTATTGCAGAACATGCTGCTGGTTTTAATGGCGGTGCTGCTTTACTTGTTTGGGATTTGAATTATCAGATTGCTAATACTGAATCTACTTTTATGATTGATAAGGCGGATGAAGTATGGAGAATGAAGCAATTGGCTCCGTTAATGAAGATGGATCTTCCACCTTTAGGCCCTGCCAGTCGATTTATGATTTTACTTTATACTACATTGATCTTAGGTGCGCCTTTGAAATTTGTAAAATTCATAAATGTTGGTGTTGATAAAACCTAATAAGTAATATTTAGGTGATATAAAACATAGAACAAAGGACAACTCTAAAGCGTTGTCCTTTGTGTTTTTAACTTTAATTTAAATTAGTAAGAAGATGAAAAAAAATCATGTAAAAATCTTTGCTCAGAGTGAGGCAAAGCAAGGAAGAACTACAATCATTGGTGGAATCGGAGAAGTGGTTTTTAATGATAATGGTGTAGCGGAAATGGAAGAAACGAAAGCTTATCAATTAATCAAGAAATTCCCAGAGCAATATTCATTACTTGAAGGAGAATTTGATGAAGAGAAAATTGCAGCCAAATTAGGTTCAAAGGGTGATTTTGAATCAAAATGGATTGAAGCAAATCAAGCAGCTGAAACTGCTCAAGATGCGCTTAAAAAATCTGATGAAATGCTTACAATTCATAAGAAGCTTTGTGAAACTAAAGATAAGGAAATTGAGAAGTTGAAACAACAACTTTTAGGTACTATTCCAAAGCCTGAAACTGGTGACTCTTCTCCAGTAAATGAAGAAGAAATTGATGATGGAAGTAAGGAAGCCAAAGAAAAAGTAGATACTGAACTTGCCAAGGAACTTGCTAAAAAAACTAATGCGGAATTGGTAAAAATATTGAAGGATAATAACGTTCAGGAAGTAGAATATAAAGGAAAATCAAATGCTAACCTTGTTGCTTTGATTATGTCTATTGAAGTTGGAGAACCTGAAGAGACAGAGATTCTTAATCCAAATGCAGATAAAACTCCTCCAGAGAAAAAGGATGAGGGGGATGCTGATGGAGCATAAAATTATGTAAGATGCCAACATTATCTTTTAAAACTAAATTTAAAAAAAACGAGGGACTTATAATAAGTCCCTCTGAACTTCGTGAGATATATCTTCATGGAGTAGAAATTAAAGATCGGAATGGCAATGAATTGTCTGATGATACATTAAAAACTTTTATTTTAACTGCTCAACAAGATGTAGAGAGAGCTTATAATATAAAGATTGATTGTCAGGCAATATTTGAAACTCGAGATTTTTTAAGGGAAGAATACTGGAATTGGACATATTTAAGAGTGGCATATCCTGTAATTGAGGCATATGAATTAAGTGGAAATATTGGTGGAATTAAACAAAGAGATTACCCAACAGAATGGTTAGTAATAAAACAATCTAGTAATAATTCAGGAAGACCTTGGAGAAATATTCATTTAATTCCAAATAGAAGCAATGCAAAAGTACAAGACATTTTCTTTGCTGGCTCAGTTTTTGTTCATAGTAGAGATAGAATACCCAATTATTGGCATGTAACTTATGTTACGGGTATTTTTAAATTACCTTATGATTTGCTTGATTTTATAGGCAAGATGGCTTCAATTAATGCGTTTCATATAGCAGGAGATTTAATTCTTGGTGCAGGAATAGCTTCACAATCAATTGGAATAGATGGACTTAGCGAATCAATATCAACAACTTCATCAGCTACCAATGCTGGATATGGAGCTAGAATAGAAGGATATTATAGAGATATGCAACTAGCAGAACCAAAATTAAAAAACTTCTATAAAGGATATACAATGACTACTTTATAAAATGGTTAAAAGTTATACTAATAGTATAGTGCAAACACCCCCTGCGGGTGATTTAACAAAAACCGCTCCATATCTTGCTTTAAATAATTTTGATAAGAAGATCTGGGATAAGGGAGGTCTTATTTTTTTTGATCAAATGTTAAAGTGTCCTTGCTATTCAATTATAAAGGGTGAAGATGGTGGTTTAAATGAATTTCCATCAAGTGCGTGTGAAAATTGTGGTGGTTCTGGATGGTTTTTAGTTCAAAGACATGAAACTAGAGCTATTATTACTAGTATAAATAAAGATACTAAGTTTAAAGAATGGAGTGAGGAGAAATTAGGTACAATGAATGTTACTACTTTAGAAAGGAATAAACTATCATTCATGGATAGGATTATTTTGAAAGAGGCTAAAACATATCATAATGAAACTATATTCTTTAAGAAATTTGCTGGCAAATGGAGAGCAAAAACATTTTATGAGATATTAACTGTAGAGTTTGTACTTCTTTTTGAAACAGATGAAAAGCCATTAAAGGCATTAGTTAATACGCCATCTGTAATTGAATATACAACAAGTAGTAATTATATTGAGTTACCTGATGGAATAGTTGGTAATAATATTGAAAAAGTACAATGTACAATTAAATATGTATGTAGACCACAATATCACATTTTGGATATTCCAAGAGATAGTATGGTGGCTCCATATAAGGAAATAGATAAATCGATTGTTGCAGGTCAATTTCCAATTCATGCTGTGGCTCGAAGATCACATTTTGTGCTTGATTCACAGTCGTATTCATTAGCAAATATATTAGATAATTCTCAACCATTAAATAATTAATCATGGGAGTAACAGAAGACATAAGGGCAGGTATTCAGGAGAAAAAGAATATTGTAGCTAAAAATATTTATCCTGATCAAGGACAAGAAACAGAATTTAAATCTAAGGAAGAAGAAACAACGGATGCTTCTAAAAAATCTAAAGAAGAAGGAACAACAGATGCTGCTGAAAAAGAAATTAAAATAGATGCTCATGGTGGTGATGGTGGAGCAACTATTGAAAAACCAGAAGAAGAAAAAAAATAAGTTTAACTAAAATTTAAATAATATCATGGCTAATAAAATTATGACAGTTGAAGTACCGACAGTAGCAATAGCTGAAAGAATTGAGAAAGCAATTTGTGGTACTTTTTCGTATCAACCTCAAATACGTGATTTATCATGGGTTTTTGATGAAGAAAAACCATCAATTGTGGAAGCTCCAATGATTGCAAATCCTCAAAATAAAGCGGATTTTGTTTTAGAGTGTATAAGTACTCATTTCTTGAAGAAAACTTTACAAGCTTTTGAAGTTAATCTAAGTAAACAAACTATGGTAAATGATAAAGCAAAAGAGATTAAGGATTTGTGGTAAGTGATTAATATAAAATTAGATTTTAGTGATGTAATTACTACAAATACTTTGACTTCTGAGGAAGCAAAGGATTTAGTGGATTATACTATTAAAAGTTTAACTGCAACTTTTGCTCAGAGATGGTCAGATCAAGCTCGAGTTTTGGGGAAAACTCGAGTAGATTATCAAAGATCTTTACTTGTTGTAGATGAAGGTCGATTTAAAGGTGCTGTTATTTTAACTGGTCAATTACCTAATATGATAGAAGAAGGAATAGCTCCTTTTGATATGAAATTAGGTTTTTCTAAATCAGATAAAAGGAAAATAGGTCCCAAAGGTGGTTGGTATTTGACAATTCCTTTTCGATTAGGTAATCCTAGAGCTTTGGGGGAAAGTTCAGCTTTTGCAGGTGTTTTGCCTGAACCAGTTTATATAGCCATAAAGGAGCAAAAAGGAATTAGACCAAAATTAAGCCAAAGTCAAGTACCTGCTCCATTTAATGAGTTAAAGGTAAGGAGAGCTATTCCTAAAAGTCGAGCTTTTCAAGAATATCAACATAAGACTTCAATTTATGCAGGTTTACAGAGAACAAGAAAACAATATGAATCAACTACACAAAGTACTTATGTAGTTTTTAGACGAGTTAGTGCTAATTCTGATCCAGATTCATGGATACATACAGGATTAACTGCTCGAAAATTTGCAGAAGGTGCTTTGAATGGTTGGAATATTGAGAGAGAAGTAAGTTTATTAACAGATCAATTTTTAGTATTATGATTTTGCCAGAGGTAGTTTTACAAAATATTTGTAGTAAACTATTAAAAATAGTTAAGCAAGATTATGCTGAGAATGAGGAAAAAGAAACAATTCTGTTTAGAATGTTTCATCAAACTTATGGACAGGAAGATGAATTAACAGGACAAAAATTTCTTGAAAATTTAGATAAGGGACTTTATAAGCAAGCTAAGGCTCTATTTTTAGAAGATGATGAATCACATCCAAATTTTATTAAGGTTCGATTGTTTTTTGAAAGGAATAGAGCTACACTTCCAACACTTCATATAACATTACCTTCGGAAGTGGTTGGTCCTTATAATTCAATAGGAACAGGAGAAGGTGATTATCCTACTCAATATAATAAAGATAGTAGCTTGTATTTTCCATTTTATTCAAGGAATTTTACAGCCAATTATTTTATAGTTTGTACAAGTCAAAGTCCTTTACAAACTATAATGTTATATGGAGTAGTGCAACATTTATTTATATCTGCCATACCTGCTTTAGAAACTTTGGGATTTACTAACGTTAAGTTAGGAGGAAATGATCTTCGACCTTATGAAGAATTACAAGCTAATCCTTTATATATTCGTGGACTTTCAATTGCATTTGATGTAGATAAAAAAGCTCCTGCTTTAATAGCTGGTCGCATAATTAAAGATATTAAACTTGGTACTGTAACTATATTATCATGACGATAAAAACAAAAAGTAAAGAAGCTAATGATAAGTTTTTAACTGCTCAGAGCTTTGTAGGTCTCGATCCAAAATTGAATCAGAATGATTTATACATGCTTAATAAGCTCTACCCAAATGAAAAGAATACGTTTGATGAGTGGAAATTAATCCTTAAAAAGGAAGGGTACGAAATAAATGCTTAAGAAATGGCTAGATCAGTTCAATTAGGAAATCAATCCTTTAAAAAACCAGGAGTATATTCGGAAACTAAGTTTAGAACTAAATCTAGGCCTATTAAACTCGACTACGGTACTCTTTTAATAATAGATACTGGACTTGGAAGTAAATTTGCAGGAGGCGCAGGTGTAGCTGGAGAGAATTTTCAAGGAAAGAAATCTATTGTTGATCTTGATACAATTAATGATTTTCAAGATGTAGTAGCAGGTGGGTATTTTTATGCTTTAGGTAAAGCATTATTTTTTCCTAATGGTACAGGAACTCAAGGTGTTTCTGGTATCGAATTTTTAAAAGCTGCTGAGACTTTAGCGGCTACTTTTACATTTGCTCCTGTTGGTGGTGGTACTAATGGTGGAAGTTTAGTAATAAAAACACTAGATGAAGGTAGAGGGGCAGATACAAAAGAGGATGAAACATTATCAGTAGGTACTATTGAAGTTACAAATATTGGTGCTGATGGTGATACACTTCCTGTTGAAGTAGATGCTGGAGGTATTGGAACATATACAAAAGCAGCGGCTGAAACTACTTTAACTGAAGTTGCAGCAGCTATAGCAGTTGTTATTAATGCTTTTTCAGATTCAACTGGATTTAATAGTTATACTGCATCATCAAGTGGAGCTTTTGTTACTATTTTGGCTCCTATTCAAACAGGAGTAGGTGGAGATGCACTTGTATTAACCGCTGTTCCAACAGGAACATTAGTTGTTACTGTTACTACTTTTGCAGGTGGAGTAGATGGAACTCTTCTTAAAGAAGGATATGCAGTTACAATGCAAGCTGGTATTATTGATACTGCTAAATTTACTCTTAAGTTTTCAAAAGGCACATTTAGAGGAATAGATATTATAAATGATGCTTTAAATGATCCTTGGGATTTTATAAAGAAAATAGATGCTCTGGCTGAAACATTAATGACTTCAGTAGAGTTTGATAATATAACAGATTTACATGATTGGACTCAAAGTAATGCTGATTTTCAACTTTATTTTAGAGTAAGTTCATTTGCTGCAACTGGATCTGGAGCTGTTGATGCAGCGGATTTAGCAGCGAATACTGGAAATTTGAATTTTAGTGGAGGAAAAGAAATATATTCAAATGCTCATTTGGATACTGCTCTTAATAACTTGTTAGATTCACAAACCAGATTTATATTATTAGATAAATATGGAGTTGATACTCTTCATGCTAATAATATTAAAATTCAAGGTTGGAGTTTTGCTCAAGCTAAATATCCAAAATCAATTTATGTAGCTGGTGGTAAAGATTCAAATGATTGGTCTGGAGTAGGAAGTAGTTTAACAAATGCTTCTGTTACTAATGATCAAAGAGTTTCATTAGTACATGGTGGTAATAGCCAACCAGTCCCAGGTAAACCAATATTTAAAGATTATGATGCTCTTTATAAAGCTGCTCAACTTTTAGGTAGAGAAGCAGGGTTACCTCCACAGATTCCGTTAACTAATAAACCAATTTCAATGTCTGCTGAACTTCATTCTTTCAGTGCTAATGAAATTGATCAAGGCTTGGATGGTGGAATTTTAATGACTAATTATGATAATGAATTTGAAGCATTTGTTTGTGTAGATGGTATTAATACTCTACAAAATAATGACAATGACTTAAATGCAGATGGTACAACTCCTTCTAAACAAATGAGAAGGATAGTTGATCAGTTGAATATGGAATTAGTTGTTAATGCTAAAAAGAATTTGTTTTCAGGAGATGCTAAAGCTAATAGAAATACCCTGAGTCCAGAAGATGTTAAAACTTGGACTGAAACATTCTTAGGACTAAGAATAGCCACTCCAGAAGAAGATAACCTAATTGTTTTATTTCAAAATATAGTCGTAACAGTAGATGGAGTAGCTTATAGTATAAGCTATGAGATAGAACCAAATACGGAAGTTAAGTTCTTACTCTTTACTCAAGTTGTGATTGAAGCTTAAAATTTAATAAAAAAGATATGCCAAGTAATAAAACATTTACTGGTGCCTTAGCGCTTATAAAAGTTGCAGGATTAACTGTTGGAAGGATTAGAGGGATAACAGGTCGAGAATCAGTTCAAAGAGCTAGAATCCAAGGCATTGGAACGATTTTTCCAAAAGAATTAAATGCTATTTCATGGGCAGGTGATTTTACAGTAGATCATTATCTCATCAGGTGGGATATTGCAAGAATACCAGGATCAATAAAAAGAGATGTTCAAACTGATGAACAATTTGAAGATTGGTTGGTTCATCAAGAGAATGGATTACAAATAGATATGTTCAAAAAGATATCTGATGTAATTGATGCAAATGGAATTCCTGTTGTAAATCCTTTACCATTTGGTGTTATTAAAGGTGCATTTATGGTAGATGATTCATTTAATGTCTCTGAAGGACAAGTGGGTGGTCATGCACAAGCCTTTCAATATATACATCCAATCATCTATCCAGTTTAGGAAAAAATTAGCATTTTGAGTTTTGATTGACCTGGGTAGTTCTTAATGGAACTACTCTATGTATAAATATAAATTAGAGAAAAAATGGAAAATAGTAAGAAGAAGAAACCATTGAAAAAAGAAATCACTGTTACACTTGGAGGAAACAAAATTATATTAACCTTTCCAACAAATGGAGAGTTATTGATAATTGAATCTAATAAACAGTCATTTTCTTATGGAGAGTATAATGCAATAGCAGGTACTATTACAGGAAGTGCTAAAGCGGCTCAATTATTGATAGATTCGATAGCAACTTTTCAAGTAGTTATTAAAGATTTTGATAAAATATTAAATGTTGATAATTTATTTGGTTTAACACTTTTTGAAACTGAGGAAGTAATAAATGAGTATATAAATGTCTATAATCCTTGGTTTCAAGGTTGGTTATTGGAATTTAATAAGTCAATTAAAATAAAAGCAGATACATATAAAGAATTACAAGATGTTGAAGAATAATGGAAGATCTTGTTATAAAATGGAATAATCGGTTCCCTTTAGATTTTTGGTATAGAAGGAAATATGGTATCTCTTTTAATTCGTTGGAGCATCGATCGATCTCTCAATTAGATGTATTCTTTGAATATGTTGAAGAGATTTTATATCAGAAGGAATTAATTGTAGGTAAGAAGGAACAGAAGTATAGAGAGAATAAAGAGCTTTTTAGAACTTCTAGTGAAAATGATGAAAGGCTACAAAAGATTTTTGATGAATTAGATCCTGATATATTTAATAAATAAGATATGCCATTAGGAGACGAAAAGAAAGTAACATTTACAGGGGATGGTAGTGATCTTTTTGCTACAATGGATAAGATACGTTCTAAATCTCAAGAACTAGCTAATTCCTTTATAGATGTTAATAAAGCAGTTGGGGATACTAATGATGAATTTACAAAATTAGGTAGGACTCGTATTAGTGCTCAACAATTGGGAGGTGATATTTTAAGAAGATCTCAGTCATTTACCTCTCCAACTCTTCAATCTCAATATATTCAATCAAGTGTAGAAAAAATTAAATCTCAAAATAAAGAAGAGGATGATCCATTTGGTAAATTGCAAGTATCTTTATTAGAAGAATTAATAGACACTATTAAAGATACAGCCAGGGAAGAAATAGCAGAAGATCGAAAACATGTTGAGCAGAATTTAGCTCAATTTAGAAAAGGCAAGGGAGTAGGAGATATGACTCCAGAAGAGATTTATAAATTAACTCTTCAAGAAGGATTAATTGGTGAAGATGTTGAAGAAACTACTAGAAATAGAAATCTTGGAGGAGTAAGAAGAGCAGCTAGTTTAGCTGGAGGACTTGCTGGATCACGAAATGAATTTTATGCTATTGCAGGAATGATAGCTTTAATTCCAGTTTTGGGAGATGCTTTAAGTCAAATTACAAGTGAAATTTTATCAGAAGGAGATGCTCTTTCAACTGCGAGGCGAGATTATTTTGCTAGAACAGGTCGAGATTTAGGAGATTTAGGTAAAGGTGGAATAGGAGGAAAGGGTAGAACTATTGGTCTTTCTAGACAAGAAGAATTTCAATTAGCTACTCAATTAGCTGCTGCTAGAGGTTATTCATTTGGAGGATTTGATAATAGTGGAAGAGATTTTGAAACTGATGTAGATTTAAATACTAGAGCTTTAAAAGCACAAAGTAGATTATATGGAATAAGTGATTCGGAATTATTAAATGTAGCTCAATTTCAAAGATTTGATGTAAATAATAAAGATACTTTTGGGGATATTGAAAATACAATGAATATTCTTAAAAAATCTGGTTTCTTTGGACCAGGAGGAGAAGATAGATCTTCACTTGTAAAATTACTTCAAATACAAAATCAATTAATTCAAGATCAAACTCAAGTTTTTGAATTTGGAAATCAAGATAATGTAGCTAAATTAATGGGAGCATTTAGAACACTTGGAGGAAGTTTTGCTAATCCATTAACAATAGGTAATCGTATTTCTGGTTTAAATCAAGCATTAGCTGCTCCTCAAGGTGATTTTGAACAAGCTTTTAATTATTCTATTTTAAGAGAATTAGATCCAGATGCTTCATTTTTTAAATTACAAGAAATGCAAGAAAGGGGTATTTATCAAAAGGATTTTTTACAAGCTACATTTAAAAGAATAAATCGAGGTCCAGGTGGAAAGGATTATAAAATGCTTGAATTTATGAAAAGAACTCGTCTTAGTGCTAGTCAAACTCGAGGATTTTTTGATAATTTTGATGAAGAGGAGTTTAATGCTGCCATAGAGCAAAATATAGCTAAAGGAATGACTAAGCAAGGAGCTATTGATAAAGCAGCTTTGGATGCTACTACTGCTTTTGAACAAGCAGGAGCAGCTAGAAAAACAGGTTTAGGTCAAGCTGGAGAAGTTTTAATAAATGCAGCAAATGAACCACTTCAGGAGTTACTTAAAAAAATGGATTTATTTATAGAAGCTGGAGGTGGAAATCAAAAAATTACTTTAAAAGATTTGGAGGATTTTAAACGGACATTAGCAGAAAATCAAGGATTAAAAATTGGAAAAGAAATTGGAACTACTGAGGCTCCATTATTTGTTAAAGATCCGGCAGTAGCAGTGGCACTTGAAGATTTACCTGATTCAGTTGCAAGGGTTTTATCTGGTCAAAAATCTAATGTGGTAGAAGGACAAGATAACTAATGGCTTCTTTTGTTAAAATTACTCATACCGAACCGGAAATATTAACAGTAGGCACTTATGTGCAACGGACAGATACTACGTCTATAATAGTTAATATGACAGCACAAGAGTTGATTGATTTTGAAGTTGTTATTGGTGAATTAACAATTACAAATAAAGATCAAATTTTTGCTCAATATACTCAGCAAGAGAATATAGATAATAAAGATTTAGATGCTGAATTATTATTATTAAAATATGGAACTGAACTTGCAATTCCTAAAGATAAATTAAGAAAAGAAGTATTATTTACTCAGGATGATTTAATAATAAAAAATGTAGATACAAATGCTTTTATAGCTAAAGCTATGCAATCTCTTTTATTAAATCAGGGATATGTTAAAACTCAAAATCTAGATAAAACATCTACTGTTTTTAAAAATCTAGATGATGTTTCAGTATATCTTTGGATTAGAGCTTTAGATAGTACTAAAATATTACTTAATATTTCTCCATTTATAAAATCAATAGATACTTCTAATGATGATAATGGAGGTAATTTTAATATAATTTTGGCTCCAATAGAAATTCTTTATGATAAAGTAGAGGAGTCTTGGGCAATTAAAGAGTTTTTCTCTTTTTCTAGTGATCGAAATAAGTTTGAATTTGTTCAGAAGGGACATATTCATAATAAAGTAGAGAATGGAATACTTAAAAGAAGTAAGTTTTTAAATGAGTTAATTGGAGAAAATGATTTAGTTTTTATTAAGTTTGAGAAGCTTGTATTAGAAAATGATAGAGCAGTAAAAAATTTAATTTTAGATACAGGTACTTTACCTGATAATGTATTTGATATGATTGGATTGGTAGATAGAGCAGGTCTTAATTATAATGGACCAACTTCTGTATCTATTGATATATCAGGTCGTGATTTAACTAAAGTTTTAATTGAAGATGGGAGCTATTTTTTCCCATTGGAATTTGCAAATGGAGTATATATT